CCCAATACTCTTCAGTGCGAGGATCATAACCTTCTTGTGCAAGCTTACCATCAATAGCCAACACAATAGCAGAGTCTTCATCACGGCCTTGTGGGTCATACCAACTATTTGTTTCCATGAACTCACTAGCAAAGTGCTCAAGAGCTTTGTCAAGACCTGGTTGTTGACGCTGTTGTCCTTGCTGTTGTTGCTTAGCCATGTGCAGCTGGTTTGCCTTAGCAATAGCTTGGTCACGGTATTTCAAGGCTTTAGCTACGTCTTCACCGTTGCCTGCTTCAACTGCTTTAGCGATGATTCGCTCTGCAGTGTCAGCTTCTTCAATTGCAGCTTGGATCTGACGATCAACTTCGCTTAATGACATTTTTTGAGTATTAGTCTCAAGTGCCATCATTCGACGTTCTAACTCGTCGTTACGTTGGCGCAAGAAGTTTAGCTCAACCTTGTCACGGCCGATCGCTTTTTGCTGGCGTTCTTTACGTTCTTTTTTCTCTAAACGGCGTCGTTCTCTAATGGCAGCACGTTCTTCATCTGTGTCACCATCTTCGTCGTCATCGTCGTCTGTGTTCTTAGCTTGAGGCTTTTCATCGTCCTCTTTAATAGGTTCTTCAACGGCTACGTACTCCGTCTCCTTACCTGATTGCTCTTGTTGGTCTTCATCATCCTCAACGAGGACTAATTCTTTATCTTCAGCCATAACTAGCTCCTTTCAGCTATATGAAGGCACGGATTGCTAATGGGTCAGATGTGACTTTACCAATTAGATCTGTGTCTTTAAAAATTACGAACAATGCCGCAGTCTCTTTATCTACAGGGACTTCCCATCGATCGCCGCCATATTTGGCTACTCGTACAAAATCACCCTCTTCGCACCATGCTCCTTCAGGCCAAGACTCCATGTTATTGCGATTCTTGAATGCTAAAGGACCTACTGATATGACACGACCAATTTGCGTATTCCATTTCTCAGTTTCGCGTGTATCAGAAACCAATTCAATGCCGCTCTTAGTCTTAGTGATCGCATTACGTATTTGGATTAAAACATAACTGCCGAATGGCGTTACTCCAGGGTCAGCTTTAGGAAAAGCTTCTTCTAACGTCTGTTCATTAGACATCATCATCCTCTTCAGTTGTTGACAATATTTGTATAGCACGCTCAAGTCCAGCGTACATTCCAGAGACGCGTCCATATTCAAACGCATCCCTAGAATTCGGGCTGCGAAGGGCAGCAGTAGCCAATTCTGCTTGCACCTCCTCAATTCTCTTTATTGCAAGTTCAACGTTCATGCAGGCGTCTGTGGTGTATGACGTTGCTGTGGAACTGGGCGGCCCATCGCCATTTTCTTGTGCTGTGGAACAGCTGGGCTAGTTTTTTGTTCATCTGCCATGATACTTCTCCTTAAGGATTAGGGTTGATACCAGTACCAGTTGAGAGACTTGTTTTCTCACCTGATGCTACTTCAACAGCTACCAATTCCTTGGCAGTGTCGTTGTCTTCTCGGTTCATCTGCATTCTTGCTAGAACCTCTGCTTTAGTACGCTCGTCTTCTCGATCTTCTTTCAACAACGTTACTTGCAGATCTTTTTCGTCTTGCTGTGCTTGCATTTGTTGTTTAGCCATCAAGTCACGATCTTGCTGTTGCTGTTTAGCGGCTAACTCTTGGCCCTTAATCTGAGCTGACATGTTTGCTGCTTCACGACGTTGCTCAACAGAGGCTTGTTGTACTTGCGCAGCCAATTGAGTTGGATCCATTGGTTGTTGTGGTTGATATTGCTGTGCCTCTTGGAAGGCTTGCGTCATCAATTCCAAGAACTGCGGTGGAATTGCAGCTTCAATTGTTTGCATAATCTCGACTGCTGCATCCGCTTGACTCATCTCGTTGTCACCGTCAACCAAGCCATTCTCTTCTGCAATGCCAATACCTTTAACAGACATCTTGAGGTAGTGCAATAACAAGTGATCCTTGATGTGAGCCACGATAGCAGGCAAGAACATAGGCACAATAGCTGTATTCTTACCAAACAATGGCGATTGTAAGAAAGCCAAGTGCACTTTCAAGTGGGCAATGTGATCTTGGTGCGGTAAAGCACCGATTGGCTTGCCAACTGACGCAGCCACGTTCTCTTGCATAGGGTCTGTGTCTTTTGGCTCAGGCTTCGGTATCAATAAGTCCTCAGCTTCAGGGATTTTCATCTGTTTGAGGAATAATTCCTCGACTTTGCGAATGTCGTAGATCTGTGGTAGCTGCATAGCTCGCTGCTGGACAGCTGAGATCTGCGCGAAACGTTGTGTTTCACTAAAGATCGCAGGGTCTGAGACTGGTATTACATCCATAGGACCATCGAAGTCTTCTGGGCGCACCATCTCTTCGCCAAGCTCGTCTAAAACGTCCTCTTCAGTCAAATATGCGCTGTTTAAGCGGTGCACGACCTTCAAAACTTGCGCCATTGAGTTGTGCAAGCGCGCATGAATCGAGCTAAACACGACCATACCTTGCTCAATCAGCGCTAAAGTAGTGCCAACTGGCATATTTGGGTTAGCATCTGACAGTTTTTCGAACGAAGTTTGTACCACGCCCTTGCCTGAGTCAACAAGGAAGCCTAAAAGTGTCATTAATACCGCACTTGGAGGGTTAAATGGCATCGGCATAGCGATTTTACGCACGTCATCGACGTTTACACCGCCTTCGATCTCCACAACTTCAGTCGGTTGAGGGTTCAAGTTCTGACCGTTAGGTCCGCCTTTGAGCTTCAACATGGTTGGAATGTTGTTAATGTGCGCAGAATCTAGTAAAGCACGCAATGCACCTGTTGCAGCACCTGATAAACCGCCAATCATTTGCGTCAAGCCAATAGGATATGCGCCACGCCATGGAATGAATGGGAACTCAACCATGTTGACGAGCTCTTCGCGGTTCTCATCGTCAGGTTTCCAGTTACGGTAGACTGATAAGCACTTACGAGTAGCCTTGTCAACTGAGATGATGTACGGATCGAACATGTCGCCTTCAAGATCCGCGAATGTTGTGATCTCAAAGATAGTTCTTAAGCCATCTTCGTTGTAAGTGTCTTCAGTACGGCCTTCGATCTTGTCGTTAGCTTTACTTGCTTTTGAGTATTCGATGTCGTCAGGCAGTCCTAAGTCAACTTCACGGTACATGCCAGACTCAACACGCTTCTGGTATTCAAAGGCAGTGATATATTGGACGTGTGTCTTACGCTCTGCTGAGTAATAGTTTGACGCAGCGAATGGCAAATAGACATCATCAACTGGTACAAACTCTGTGGTGATGCGCTTTTTACCACGATCGAAGAACACCTTGAGATATTGCACACCGCCTAGTGGCAGTTGTGTTGTTAGCTGTTCCAGGTCAGACCTAAACTCAGGGATCTGTTCAGTAAGCTGCCAATTCATGTATTTGGTTTTGCGTTCAGCTTTTTCCAGCTTGCCTTTGTCGGCCTTACCCGGGATCTTGGAGCGAACAGGTCCGTTTGGTGGAAACAACTCTTTCATAGCTCTCGCTGAGAAGTCCACACAAGCTTCAGTCATCATAGGATGCACGACCTTGTTTGCGCCTGTGAATTGAGCACCGCCTGGAGCGTCATCGCCCAAGCCAGTTCTACGGATGCCCTCTTCGTACTGTTCATCACGCTTCTTACGTGCGTCTTTGTCTCTAGTGATTTTGTCTAGCAAGTCATTGACAACGACGTTAAGCGCCCGTTGATCTAGATCATCAACGATGTTGGCAAAGTGTTCTGTTTGGTATATGCGGTCAGCTTCGTTCTCTTCTAACGTTACCATGGCACCACCGTCTTCGGTGTCACGAACGCCTGTGTCATCCTCTTCGAATGACTCCATGCCTTCTTCCGTTAGTTCGTCAAAGTCTTTTGGGTCTTGCGCCATGCTTTATGCTCCAAGTAATTGGTCAGCTAAGTTGTTGATTTCTTCGTCATTGTATACTAAACCACCCTCTGCGTAACCTTCTCCCATCTGTTCTTTGGTCAAGGTCTTTGCTTGTTGCTTATCGATAGCTTGCATTGCTCGGTACGCCATGTCAGCTTTGTCTTTAGCAACGCGGCCAATCTCACGGCCTAATCGATCGTTATACTCGTCCATTGCTTTTTCAGCATCACCTTGAGGTCCTG